GATTCATATTCCTTTATAAATTCTCCAGATTTATTATACTGTACTACAGGTCTTGTATTTGTCGGTAGTTTATATTTTAATCTACCATCTTCAAATTTATCATTTTCACTTCTCCATATATATCCTCCACAATAAACACTTCTTCCTTTTAGAGAATTATTTATATTTTTACTATTTATTCCAGTTACTCTGCCTGCTTCACTTTGCGATGAATAAATAGCTAATAACCCACCTTCTTTACTATACTGATAGACCTTCTTACTACTCTTTTCTACTGATTTAATTATCATATTCGGATGAATATGTTTTCCTTTCATATCCTTTTTCATTTGAGTTATCCTATCTGGATGTACCCAATAACCTCTTTTTTTAGCATTCTCTTTTCTTGTCTTATTTCTTTTTTCTAACGATTCTGGATTTATTCTCGTTTCTCCAAAATCTCCGGTACTTTGAATATTATAACCATATTTATCATTATGGGCATTTAACATATTGCACCAATAGTTTTCTAATGAGCATAGGTATTTTTCTTCTATTTTTTCTAATATCTCAAACCGGAAATTCTTTTCTCCATCTTTATTCCATGCTCTCTGTAAGTGAATATTACCATGTTTAAACTTTCGTAGATTACTTCTATGTTCTACACATCTTGTATACATATTATTAGCTCTTCCTACATACATTTTTCCATTAAGTATATTAGTTATGGTATATATTCCTGAACTTTTATCAATGTGTTTCATAGACACAAAGTTACTTCTTTTCTTCGATAAATATCGATTTCCAATCTGCCTCTCCCGAATACCCTAACAGATGTTTGGCCCTTACACCACCTATCTTTTCATTATCTCCAATGAACGATATCATTATCTTTCCATCTTCATTCCATACATTACCTATAGCATCACAGAGTCGCGGTACTACATCTCTTAGCTTGCCAGTTAGTGCCAGGTCTTTAATCATTACCTCATCTCCTGACTTATTAGCTATCATCTTGTCAGCTACATGACATACGAATATCGTACATATTTTGCCTAATCCTTTCAGTGTCTCGAATATATCCATGAATGCATCCCTGGTCCACTTATAACCATAACCATTTCCCAGTGTCAATACACTTTCATAGTCTGGATGATTTGGTTTTAACAGATTCCCCTGACTATCCCTATTGAATTTCTTTCCAGATATCGAATTGCAGTAGTTGAAAGTCCCAACCCATTCTGATAGAGAGTCTAACTGACTCAATGTATCTATTGCTACATAGTCATATGGTTTACCTGCATCTCTTATACTTTTTGCTACATCTTTCAGCCACTTATATACAGTTACTGGTCCAGCGCCTTCTGGTGGTTGCATTATTAACCCATCTATGAACCCACTTCCTGATTCTGTATCAATTAACAGGCAGTTGGGCAATGTTGATAACAGAGTGGTCTTGCCCACCTTTGGCTTGCCGTAAATGCAAAGTGATTCTGGATTAGTAGATGTGGCTTTTCTTACTATTGTAGGCAGTTCTATTTTACTTGTTTTTTCTTCCATTATGTTTTATTATTAATTTACACATTTTTATAAAATACTCTTCACTAAACTTATTTTTCATCAGATTAATATCCTTATGTACCCACTGTATATTGTCTATTGTGTATGCTTTACTATTATCTATTCGATCTAAAGAGGCAGTCATGTTACTTCTCTTTTTCATGTAATTCCTCTCGATGTGAATAGATAATCCAGTTAATGCGCATTTTTTGTCTTGCTCTATATATTTATCCCACATATCTATTGCAGTAATCTCAAATGGTAATTTTCTAAGTCCTGCATTCACCTGCACCCTATGAAAATAAGTAGCACCGATATCTCCTTTTCCTTCATAGTTGTATGCTCCGTTTCTTTTTTTCAGGCATTGACATTGACTTATACCAAACTTATGGGATGTTTTTTCAAAGACTCTATTACAATGGAGACACTGTACTGTATAATAAACATTTTTCCCTCTTCTTACTGGTATATTGCTTACTAATTTTACTTGGCTCTTTTCTAACAGCTTATCCCCATCTGGTCCTTCTGGTATGAATTTTAAACTATGCATATCTTTGGTTTGTTTAGTAGATACCGAAGATAGGTATAAATTCTTAGTCTGCCAATCATTTAGTCAATTCATTTAGTCTGGTAAATCCACTTTACGTCCTTCAGATATATCCCCCATAACTATTTCATACCTAGATTCTTTTTGATTTTATATTCCAATAACAGCATTGTAGTTGCAGATATATGTCCTGTATTCATTATCTCTCTCAGACATAGCACCGGTTTATTGTTAACTACATACTCATCTCTTGCAGCTTCTGTACTGAACCATTTACATTCTGTCATCATCTTTGCTGCAGCTACTAACATCTTTAGTGGCCCATATTCAGAATCAATTCCCCATACAGTTGAACCTTCATTATAATACTTAGCACCATCTTCTGTAGTTAGCAGCACTTTTAATGCTTCAGGTATAGTTGCTGATTCTGCTGTAGCTTCATGTATTGCATCTACTGCTATTCTATGTAACTTCAGATACTTCTCTTCTGTAGATTTTATTCTGATTACTATTTCTCTTTCTATTTCTTCTTCTACAGGTACAGCTTCTATATAGTGCCTGAGATTGTTACATGTTTCCAGGTAGTTCATATCCCACCCACTACCAACTTCTGATTTTGAGAATCTTATAGTATCGCCATCTACCCAGAATCTTTTAATGATTACAGGTTCTTTAACATCACTTATCCAATTCCATATTACTTTATCTCCAATACTGAACTGTACTCCATCAGATGACCTCTGAACTGCCCAAATACTATAGTCTGTATCTGTCTTTGCTTTATCAAAATGTCCTTCACCTTTCCATATTATTATATTCTTCTTCAGTGATTCTGTTAGTGGATTATGTATATATGCTACTACTTCATATAGCTGTTTTGGTTCTTCAGTTACATGTTTCCAGTATCGTATATTCAGATTACCATGTTCGCCTTTCTGATTAGCCCATATATCTATATATGCAGGTAATCCTATCTGGAAATTACCTATTGTGAATGCATCTTCTGGTTTAATAGAGCTACTATGTATTATTCTATCTCCAATTGTAAACTCTTCACCATCTTCTAATCTCAGAACTTTCCATATCTCATACCCCTTCTCTTTAGGTGTATCTGACCAACTTATAACATCTCCCTCTTTTTTCCTATACTTCAGTATCTTATATAGTGGTTCTATTATTTCTTCCCAATCATTTCCCCCTGTTACTATATTACCTGGTATTACACACTGTGAATTTGATTCTAATTCATAGTAATAGCCCATCTCTGCTAATACCCCTATATCTCCTGTGTATTTATTCTTATACTTCTTTGCCATTATTCTGTTGTTTTAGATCCTGTGTATATACGTTTTCTTTCATATTGCAGTTCCTTATTTTCCAGGAACCAGCTACCTGATATGACCTGTTGGTATATTTCATCAGTTATATCATTCTTCTTTACCAGCTCTTTGAACATACCTGTCTGACCATGAAATGCCATTCCACATCTGATTCCATCGCTACCATATGTATTTTTCAGTATCTTGATACTCCTAAAACACTTAGCACCTGTATCTGGATTTACAAACCTTGCAGCCTCATAACCTCCCATATCTCTTGTATTGTATCTGAGTGGGTCAAACAGACTCAATATTATATCTGCTGCTTCTCCTGGTGAACCTGATTCCTTTATCTGGTCTATAGCTGGTTCAAAATCACCAGCTTTCTGTAACTGTACATTACCTAACTCTCGTGTTATCTGTGCTACGAATACTGGACTATATCCATAGTGGTCTCGCCAATGTTGAGCATATTCAGATAGCTTGTCTATGGACTCTTTCTTTGTAGTGTATCCTCTTTCTAGCTTTACCAGTCCCATATGGTCTATTATCGGAACCACTATCTCATTATCATTATCAGGTACATATACCTTTCTATGCTCAGTTACCTGTTCTTCCTTTCCATGAGTTTCTGCATAGTTTTTCATGTACTTGTATGCACCTGTTGGATTATCTGCACCGGGCAATATTGTTACAAACTCACATAGTTCATTGATATAGTCCTCATACATCATTATCAGATCATGTTCATCATGTGTGAGCTTATTTTCATCCCACCAACCTAACATCTTCTCTAGTGGTATCACTATTCCATTCTCTTTGAATATCTTCCTGGCTAACCACTTTGACTTGGTGTACAACTTGCTCCTCTCGAATGAGAACAGCATCACCTTCATCTTTATCTTGGTATTGTATTTATTAGCTATATACCAGTCGAATGGATTGAGTATCCATGCATCATGAACCAGAGAGCTTTTACCGGAACCCGTACTTCCAAATACCAATGTCATTATCTTCTTCCTGATACCTATATACTTATTCATTCTGTGGAACCCCATAGATACTGAATGGTTATTACCATCCATACCTGCAGTTATCTCCTTCAGTATCTCACCAAACTCTGTTGATTCCATATATTTATCTTATATCAGACATTGAACGTATAGTCTTCTACCTCTACTTTCTGTACCTGATTCTTTGGTGGCATCTCCCGGTATATGTAGTTCATGTATATTGATTGGTTGAACCATGGCTCCATACCATTTCTGAATTGCAGTTCATTCCTTCCTAACCTTTTGCTATCTGTATATGCCCATTCCAGGTAACACTCTGTAGCATATTGTAGCTGCTCTATTGTTATACCTTTACACTCTATAACTGCACACCACTTCTCGTACATTTTCTTCTCATCCTTCTTCATAACTGCACCACTTTTATATTCAGTTAATGGGACTGACTTAGTTGTTGGCCAGGTGCTCCAGAACTTGTTCCATGCAGCTTTATATTGCTCATTGATAACTATCTCCTTTTTAACTCTCTGCTTTTTCTCCTGAATACTATCCAGAAACCCTTCCAGTGTTATCATTTCACATACTCCTACTATTATGGGAGGGTTAATCACACCACTGCAATTTATCTCATCCAGTATTCTGTTCTTTACATGCTCTACTATTTTATCGAAATCCTTCTTAGCTATCTGCATGGTTATGCATTTTTGAACATTACACTATTGAAATACACTCTAACACCTGTTTGCCATTTATCCTGTACTTCCTGCAGATGTACTTTCGTGCTCCAATCTTCCACTTGTGTATCTTCTACTGTATACTCATATCCTATTTTCAGGTACTCGTCTGCTCTTATTTTGTCATTATCTGTACCACCTTTGCCTGTATATATTACCTTTGTTCCATGTGGAGCATTTATATCCATTGTTGGATTATCCTCTTGGAAATTTGTCATTGCTTTACCGATACTTTCTCCATCATTCATATTGAATCTGTATCTGTTTTCTGTATTTTCCATACTATTTTGTGGGGATTGAAATTAGTACTAATTATTTGATTTTCCAATGATTTTCATCACTCAGTATTATATCATCCATACTTGAACTTCGACTTCTACTAACATAACTGTCCTCTGTATTATATATCTTCTTTACAGGTACAGTATCTGGTTTTCTTGAACCTCTATACATTTTTTGTTCTGGAATTTCAGGCCAGTTATATACACTTATTGAATCTTCTTTCTTTTCAGCTATGGTCTTCTTGCGCTGTAACCAACTTAACCATTTTGGTAGTTTCATATTTTATTGATTTTTATTGTTTAGAACAAACTCATCTGACCTTTCTCTTTTATTTTTCTATCTCTTGCATATACTGGGTCAATCTTATCTATCATTTCATTTGCTGATTCTATATAGAACTTATAGTCGATTTTATACTCATTCCAGTCAGATACATCAAATGGTTGATTGAACAGCGTTTGGTACTCACTCTTACTTTCACATTTACTTCTGATTGGTCCTGTTTTATCAGAATGCGCATGTTTCATTTTATATAACCTCTTACCATCTGTCGAACAGTAGTACCTGATTAACCTATTATAATCTTCTAAATCTCCTGTTTTCCTATCTATTCCTTGGTAATAGTAGTCCTTACTGGCTTTCTTTCCTATACAGAAATCATACAGATTCCTATGTGCTTTTATTGTTTCTTCTACAGGTATATCATTCACGAAGTATTGTTCCAGTGCCAGTGGTATTATTCTCTTACTTTTGTTTTTATGCAGCTCTACATCCTTATTGAAATCTCCCTTTAATTTTACTTTCCCATCAGTACCTATAGCCAGATAGTCATTTACAGATAGCTGTACCATTATTTTATAGTCAGTGTATTCTAACTGGCCCATTTGGTCATTTCCTACTATTACTTCCCACTCTTTACATATCTGATAATACTCATCATTTAGACTATCTGGGAACACTGCATCTATACCATCTGTATTTGCACTGGTGATATGTATTCCTTCCAGTTCCAGCATCTCTATCAGCATCAATATCTCAAACTGATTGCCTATTGTTACACTGAAGTGCATGAATGGGTCATTCTGGACACTATATCTGTCATTTGTTTTACCGAATGAACCTCCATTTAGTACCAGCTTCCATGTTTCTGCCAATCCTTTATAGTACTTATCCTTTTTTCCAAGTTCCTTATATCCACCAGGACCAGTCCTTTTCAGTATCTGATTGGTATAGTTGGTATTCCATGATGGTCCCAGGTGAGATGGATACATCTTTCTCTTATTTATACTATTTGGATATTGCGAACCTATATCTGCAGAACGGAATATTATACCATTTATAGCTCTTATTATTCTCTTTGGATCAGAGCTATGCAATCCTCCTTTCTTTATCAGGTATGTAGTACCGTTATAGCTGAATTGGTACTCCTGCTCTACCCATATATTTACCTCGTCTTTCCTGATTCTATTATATAGTTCCTGGAACTCCTTGGTTTTGAACTTTACATACTTCGGTATACAATCTCCGAATTTGAATGTTGTCTTGGGTTTTGATTTCTTCTTTCTTTCCCATATCTGATTCATATTCAATCCAGACTCCTGCATATATCCCTTCAGTACTATCTCTTCACCTAACTTTACACCGGAGTAGTTTATTGCTTCTTCGGGTAGCCCTATTTCCTTTATAGCATCTATTCTATATTGTATTTCATCCTTCTCTGCATAGAACGAGTTTTTTATCTGTCCTCTTACCAGATAGTAGAGCTTTTCAGTTGTGCGTATATCTGATTCACAATACAATCGTACTTCATTGCATTGTTCTTCTGTCAGATACTCTATTGTATGTGGATATGGCATTTCCTGTATTGGCATATCCAGAGAGAACTCTATCCATTTCAGTGATGTGCTTTTATTCTTATTCCCATAACCCAGTATAGTGAACAGGTCTATCTGCTTTACATCCAGGTACTTCTCTCTATATGGCAGCTTCCTTATTTCATAGTCCTGATTACTTATCAGATTCTGTGCGAATAGATATATGAATGTCACAATCATTTCATTATCTGTATCCCACCATGATTCTGCCATGTCTAATATATACTGCACTACCTGACTATCAAAACTCAGATTGTTGAACCCACATGCGAATGATATATCTCCATCTCTTAGAAACTTACACATCCCATCCAGATTATTCCTGTATTTGGATATCTCGAACCAATGCCATTCTTCAGTACCTAGTCTTTTTGCCCCTAACAGGAATTGACAGCGCACTGTTTCTATATCATAGATGAATATTCTATCTTCTCTCATACTCTCAACTATTTAACTCTTTCTTTAACTGTTCAATTCTCAGATATATTGCCAATTTTGTATCTGTTAGATATTCAAAGTCATAATTATATACAGATTCTAATTCACCTATCATTGCCTCTACAGTTACTCTTGTATGGTCTATTGCTAACTCTTTCAGTGATCTTTTTACTGTTCTAGGTTGCTCTATATCTAAATGTGTATTATATATTTCTTCTGTTGTCATGATGTGTATTCTTTTAGTTCCTTCTTCAGTTGCTCAATATGTATTTCTATTGCCATCTTTGTATCATCCAGATTATCGTATACCTGGTCAGATGCCCATATCAATTTATCTATTTCTGCCTGGATAGTTAACTTTGTATGATCTGTTGCTAATTCTTTCATTCCTCTTCTGAGTATTGCTGTCTTCTCTATAGTCAGATGTGCTTCGTATATTTCTTCTGTTGTCATTACCTTCCTTTTATATATCGTTGAATACTATTGAATACTGCCTGCAAATCTCCAGGTTGTGCCATCATCTGTATTATATCTGGATATCTGAATAACTCCTGTGCTAACAGAGATTGTGTTCTGGTCATTGGTTGCTCTTCTTTCTTTATTCTATTCTCTATATAGTTATCGTAATTTATATCAGTGCTCATTTCGCTTTAATTTTTGACATTAACTCTCATATAGTTTCTCTTTGTACATATCAGACTGATTTTCCCAGAACTTTAGTGCTTCTATATAACCTTCTATTATCGGTATTAATATTGAATTTTGCCACCACATGCCTATTCCTAATCCTGCAGATATGCCTATTATTAGTGCTATTATTGCCAGTACTATTATTTGCGCTGTGTTCATTGTCAGTATTTTAGTATTCCATCTTTTACAGCTTGATGATATTTAGCTGCCCATTCTTTTACTGTTTCTTCAGGCGGCTCTTTGTATTTCTCTTTTAACCATTTCTTAAATGTTCTAGATACACACTCATTATAGTTCATATCATCTTCATTAAATAGTGTATCTGTCCATTTTTCATAATACTCTACCTGATCCTTTAACCTCTTTATACTATTTTCCTTATACTTCAGTTCTTCATTGCTTATACTCTTCTGCATTCTCATACCTACATGCCATGCAACTACGGTTATTATTGCCATTATCAAACTTTCTATACCTGTCATACAATTTGTTTATTTTGTTTCAACTTCCTATTCTTTTCTATTTTTATCATCCATTTTCTATAGTGCTTTGCGCACCAATGTACATTTTCAGCGTGTGTATACACTGCAGGCTTTCCACAATAGTGACTACCTATAATGCCTACATCTTTCATATAGTCCTCACAAACTTTCGTACATGTCATATCTGATTCTTTAACTGCATTACCTGATTATTTATCTCATTATACCACTGGTTTATTTCAACCTTTACTGGCGGTTCAACTACATGAGTGCTCCACTTCAGCTCAGATACAGGTACACCTTTCGATGTACCATATATCATCTGAACTATCATCTTCTTTATCTTTTTCATTGTATCTGGTCTTTTATACAGCTTACTTCATGTATCAAATGTATTTCACTAACATTCATATTCCCATTTTGCATTATTGTAGTCGCTTCATTTACTATACTATTTCCCCACTCCTTCAATATATCTTTCTGTTGATCTATATCTGGTTTACTGTTGATAGTTACCCAATTTAATTTTATTATCATATTGCTTATCGAATCTATCATATATCTACGAATTTACGAGTTCTTCCATATCTATTACCATCATTCCTTTCCTTCTCCTTATTATATCTGCTTTCAGGTAATTGGGCAGATTGTTCAGATGTATGTATTGGCTCTTATCTGCCAGCTTATAGTCTTTCTGTGATGTTTTTTCCATGCTTCTTGCAGCTATACTTGTCAACAACTTGTCTGCTACATCATGGTTCATTTCCAAGCTCTTTGCCTGTACTCTTATCTGACTCCTTATTGACTTTATCTGGTTCAACAGATTCTGTATCTCCTGTTTCCTCTGTTCAGATACATGAGCATTATAATGCCCTTTACTGTCAATGTACATACCTATCACTTCCTGTGATGGTTTCTTATTAGCTACAGGTGTGCAGCTATTGATTGTTGTCATGGAGAGACTTGCTCCTGCCAGATACAGTACGTGTTTTGTTATTGTCCTTGTGTTCATTTTTTGAGAGTTTTAATTTGTTTGTGAATTACTTACCTATCGCCTTGTTCAATCATCTTATCTGCTAATTTCCATGACTGAGTTATTGCATCAACTGACAATAATCTATCTCTTATCAATAGTGCCTGTACTATCATACCTGCATACCACTCCCTTTTTGTCAATCCACAATTTGGTGTATTATGTGGACTTGTACCTGGGAATGCGTATATCTGGTTCTGTTCTTTCTGTTTATCTTCGTTCATACTTTTTCGAGTGCTTTTAGTATTCTGTTTTTTCTTGATTTCAATATATCTTTACCTTTATCTACTAATTCTTTACTCCATGAATTTTCCATTACACTTATAACCTCATCTGTACTCATATCCCACATATCTTGTGGGTTTATATATCTAATTTTTCCAAAATCATTGCATTTCATGTTATATTAGTTTTGCTTCTTTCAGATACTCTGTTATTTCCATCAATACCCATCCATGATTTTCCTTTTCTGTGTAATGTAATTTCATCAATAACTTCTCAGCTTTGGATATCTCTGGTACTATAGTACCTATATCACCTATATTAGATTCTACTACCCACCACGCTACTTTATCATTTTCTATGCGGTATGCAATTTTATCCATATCTACTACAGTGCCTTCATCTCCTATCTTGAATCCATGCCCACATGTGTTATCTATTATCTGGACTATATCTCCTTCTTTGTATTTCATATTAGTTGTCTTTGTTTTAGATATTCTTTTACTTTGATGTCTGTTGGTGAATATGGCAATGGTGCCATGTTCCACACTTCCAACAATAACTTCTCAGCCTCAGATACAGCTCTTCAAACATCCGTGTACCTAATCCATCACCTCTTTTCCTTGTCCCATCAGCAGCTACAGCATTTACCTGTGCTACTATTGGTATTTCACTTGCAATCATGTCAGGTACATGTGTACGATGTATTGGTGTTTCATATGCCTGTGTACACAGCTCATCACAATGACAATTCCACTTATTATTTGCATGTCCTTTTACCCATTTGTACTGCACATTTTGCATACCTGTTATTAACTGATATAACTGTTGCCACAGGTCCCTATTTGGTATATCATTGCCATCTCTTTTATAACCTTTCTTGTGCCATCCATGAATCCAATCAGTACACCCATTGTATACATAACTGCTATCCATGTGTATAACTACTTGTTCAGTTACTTTATTCTCAGCCAGGTACACTAATGCTGCCAGCACAGCACTCATCTCCATTCTGTTATTTGTTGTTGATTTCTCCCAGGAGCTTTTCTCGTGTATGAGCTTGTCTCCTTCTACTATTACAAATGCCCAGGTACCAGGTCCACCGAACCCATTTTTCATAGCTGAACCATCTGTATATACAGCCAATCCTTCTATTGGTTTTCTTGGCACTATTATAGCTGGTCCACTTTCTGATAAATTTGGTTGGTGTGCGTGTCCTTTTATTACACCCTTTCTTGGCTTCCCTTTTACATTAGTTGTATTAGAGAGATTTGCGTATTTTCTATTCATACTGTTGTTTGATTTTAATTTGTAATTGACCGATATATACTCTTGGGTGAGTGAATGAGGACGGTACAAAAACAGTAACCCCAAACCCCTTTAGTCTATATTACTGACTAATTGAATTTGGTAATTACTATTATGTGTGCTATTATTGAACTCCCGTACATCGGTCACTTCAGCATGGCTGATATGAGTATAGAACCCTAAACCTTACCTCATATCATTTAAACACTGTATTCCTATTACGTTATTACCGTCTATATGCCTGCGTACTACTTTAGGCTTCAGCACTACCCTACAATGAGAATCCCTCATCTGATGGAGACCGGCAAAGGTATCAGTGAGGGAACTCAGGAGAACCAATCTCCATCATTTTTATCTTTATGTTGCTTATTATCTACTGGGAACTTGCCGGTCTCCTATAGTGACACGAAGTTACTACACCTTTTCTTATCTGCCAATAGTTTCATCACATATTTTTATTTATCATCTTCTTCTTCATACTCACTCTCCAGTTCCATTTGTACATCTGTATACTCGTGCTCTGTGTCATATACACTTTTGTGATCCAAACGTCCTTCCAATATACCATATGCACTTTTGTAGCTTATTATTGTCCCCTCTTCTATACAGTCATCCTCTTGCAATGCTTGCTCTATAGTTTCATACTCTTCATCTGTCAGATTTACTTGCTGATTGTATTCTACAACCATTTTACATTTTATCCATACTGTCTTTCCCATGATTATTTTGTTTTTGATTGTTTATACTCTTCTTCAGTCATTGCTTTATGTACTCCTTTACTCTCTATATACCTGCACAGTGATTTAGCTGTATATTCATCTGTCCTGGATAGCCAGTTATTCACTGCTGCTTCTACTGTATTGATATTACCGTTAGTTGGACAGTCTGTATATA